TATCCGGAGCGCTTCTGGCCCAAGTACGCCTCGGCAACCGACGACCCTGACGACCGGCCTAAGGGTCCAGACGGCTCGAACATGGGGATCAGGTATCGCTACGGCGACTTTGACGACCTGATCAATTTGCTTATCGAACGGCCGCACACACGGCAGGCATATCTGCCCATCTGGTTCCCCGAGGATACCGGAGCACACCACGGAGGAAGGGTGCCGTGTTCTCTCGGCTACCACTTCCTCAATCGGAACGGCCGCATGAAATGTGTCTACTACATGCGGAGCTGTGACTTCATCCGGTATTTCAGGGACGACGTATACATGGCTGGCCGGCTGCTGCAGGAGGTCTGCCGTCGAGTAGGTGCGACGCCTTCGAGGCTCATCATCCACATTTCATCGTTGCACGTCTTCGAGGGCGACGTCGAAATCATGCGGAGGAGGTCTGACATCCTATGAGAATAGGACGAGACGCCCTGCTTATGGAAATGGCCAGGCTCCTGGCTAAGAGGAGTACGTGCACTAGACGACAGGTAGGAGCTCTAGCGGCCATAGAGGGGCGGGTACTGGCCACTGGCTACAACGGCGTCCCCTCCGGTCAAATGCACTGCATCAGCCGAGGGTATTGTATCACGGGGGAGGATGGTGGCTGCCGGGACTCGGTACATGCGGAGGCAAATCTGGTCGCTTTTGCGGCTAAGTATGGGATTCCACTCCGTGGAGCTACGGTCTATACGACCTGTGCTCCCTGTATCGATTGTGCCAAGCTCCTGATCAATGCCGGTATCGTACGGGTCGTCTATGGAGAATCATACCGAGACCCTAGGGGATTAAAGCTCTTGGAGAGCTCCGGGGTTGTGGTACAATGGTATATGGACGGACGGGACGGCGGTGAAGCCGATGCGAATTGATGTCTGGGAGACATTACGGAACTCTAAATGCCGGGATTGTGGTCTCTGGAAGACTACGCACTACGTCTGTCTCATGGGCGACGGCCCCGTGCCATGTGACATCATGATCGTCGGCGAGGCCCCTGGCGAACGGGAGGAGGACCTCAGGAGTCCGTTCCAAGGGAAGGCAGGAAAGCTCCTCGACAGCTGCTTGAAGAAGGCCGGGATCAATCGCCGCGACGTCTATATCACGAACGTCGTGCATTGCAGGCCACCTGGTAACAGGACACCCACCCGCGAGGAGATCAAAGCCTGTCGGAAGTACCTAGAAGGTGAGTTCCAGGCCGTTAAACCAAAATACGTCCTGCTCCTCGGTAATGTGGCACTGCAAGGCGTTCTAGGCCGATCGGGAATCACGAAATACCGAGGCCGCATCTGGGAGAAGGATGGCGTGACCTACCTAGCGACATTCCATCCAGCAGCTGGCCTCCGGCAGCCTCGGTATATCCGGACCATCGAGGCCGATATCAAACGGTTCGCAAAATTGGCCAGAGGGGAGCTTAAACCACCGGCTGAGTTCCGCTGGACGTTAGTCAACGATACGTCCAAGCTCCGTGAATGTGTCCTTGATATTGCACAGTCAGATGCCGTTTCGTTCGATATCGAGACCAGTGGACTGAACCCCCTGGACCACGAAGGGCAGATATGGTGTTTGGGCATCGGAACGCCCCGGAGAAACTGGGTAATTCCGTTCGCCTATCCGGGAAGCCGATTTAGGGACCAGAGAGTAGCACAGAAGGTCTATGACGCCATTTATCAGGCCGTCCAGAGGGTGCCGGTCGTCGTTGCTCACAACGGTAAGTTTGACAACAAGTGGCTCACGACCAAGTTTGGTCAGCGGCTTCCACACAACTTCGACACAATGCTGGCTGCGTACCTGCTGGATGAGAACTCGCCCCACGGCCTGAAGTATCTGTCCTCAGTCCACTTCGACGCTCCGGAGTACGAACTCCCGCAGCCCGTTGATCCGGAGGAGGTACCTCTAGAGGACCTCGGCAGGTACTGTGCATTTGACGTCTACTATACGCTGGCCCTATACCGGGTGCTTGATCGGGAGCTACGCGAAGACGCCCGTCTCTATCGAGTTTTCAGTCAGCTGCTCATGCCGGCCTCACGGCTCTTCGAGCAAGTCGAACTGCACGGCGTCTATGTGGACGTTGAACGCATGACCGAAACGGAGCAGCAGCTGGCGAAGGCCGTCGCCGAGCTCGAGGAAGAGCTGATGAGGTTGGCCGGAAAATCGATCAACTGGAACTCGCCGCAGCAAGTAGCACAGGTGCTGTACGGGGACTTGGGGTTGCCCGTCGTAGCTCTCACCAAATCAGGGAAACCTTCGACTTCGTCAGAGGAGGCTCTACCGTACCTTGTAGACGCACACCCCATCGTCGGGACGCTGCTCCGGTATCGTGAGCAGATCAAGCTCGCGCAGTTCATCTCCAGTTGGAAGGAACACATTCGACCGGAAACGAAGAGAATGCACCCGACGTTCAAGCTCCATGGGACTGTGACGGGCCGGCTGTCTTGCGAAGAGCCCAACCTGCAGCAGGTCCCACGAGATCCTACGATTCGAGCCCTCATTACGGCCCCACCTGGCTGGGTGCTCGTGGAAGCTGACTACTCGCAGATTGAGCTACGGGTAGCGGCCATCCTCTCTAGGGACAAGACAATGCGCAGGGTCTTCCAGACCGGAGGTGATATCCACGTCACAACGGCTATGGCAATTACGGGGCTGCCGGAAGAACAGATCACGAGGGAGATGAGAAAACGGGCCAAAGCCGTCAACTTCGGTTTCGTCTACGGTATGGGGGCGCACAAGTTCCGGCAGTACGCGAAGGTGAAGTATAACGTCGAGCTCACTGAGGAAGAAGCACAGCACTTCAGGGAGAGGTTCTTCGAGCTGTTCAGTGAACTCCCGGTCTGGCACGACCGGCAGCGCAGGTTCGTGAAGGCTCACAACTACGTCCGCACCCCGATAGGCCGAATCCGGCACTTGCCGGAGGTTATGTCGTCTGACAAGGCAGTCCGGGCCGAAGCCGAACGGCAGGCCATCAACTCCCCTGTGCAAAGCGCCGCATCCGATTTGAACCTATTCGCTGCCATTCGGATCAATGAGGCATTCCCAAACGACGTACGAATCATCGCGACTGTACACGACGCGATTCTCATGGAGGTTAGAGAGTCTAAGCTCTCAGAGATTTTGCCAGAGATCAAGCGAATCATGGAGGACCAGGATGCCGTTAGCGACGCCTTTGGATGGGATATTCCCACCCCCCTAGAGATCGAGATTAAGGTCGGCCCCTGGGGGAAGGGAGAGGTCTACCAGCCGACAGAATAGGGAGAATTAGGGAGAATTTAGGTCTACCGCTGGCTTGTCTGGAATGGTAAAATTAATATGGAAGGAAAGGAGGTGAACCAATGGCTTACGAAGTTAGCTTCTCTGAGCTCAAGGCGTGGCGAACTTGCCGGATGTTGCATCACTACAAATATCGCGAACGTCTAGAGCCGAAGACGAAGCCGGTCGCCCTGAAGCGGGGGGCCTGGATACATGCACTTCTCGAGGCCTACTACAAGGGCAATGACTGGCGGGAAGTTCATCGGGCCCTTACCGATGAGTTCGCCATGCTCATGGATGAGGAACGTGAGTATTACGGGGATCTACCCGGGACTGCCGAGACCCTGATGACGCTGTACGAGGAGACGTACCCTAACGACCGGACGCTAGAGGTAGAGCTGGAATTCAAGGGGTTTCCGCTGTCGAAAACGGTACGACTGAACGGGAGGGTTGACCTGGTACTCGAGGACTCCCGGGGAGTATGGGTCGTGGAGCACAAGACGGTCTCCCGTATGCCCAGTGAGGACGAGCGAATCGTCAACCCGCAAGTGGCCCTGTACATACCGGTCGTCGAGCAGCAGTTGGGGGTTAAGGTAAACGGGGTCCTGTGGAACTACCTGATCACACGGATCCCGAAGCGGAAGCAGAAGGACCTCTTGCACAGGCGCTACCTTCCGATCAATAAGAGCGTCTTGAGCCAGCTACGGGAAGAGGCAACGGTCGCAGCCGTCGAGATCCATCACTTGACGCGCTCCTACCGGTCCCTCAATCCGATGCTGTGCAGGACGTGTTCCTACCGAAGTCTATGCACCGGGGAGTTGATGGGTCTGGACGTGGAGTTTATCAAGAAGGCTGAGTACAAAGGAAGGGAACGGAGGGACGATCACAGTGATGAAGAAGACGGCGAAGCTGAGTGACGGGCTCGACTTGCTCAAGTCTGGGCGAATCGTACCAATTGGAGAGTCATCGGAATGGGTGTCCCTGGTCATTTACGGACGGTCGGGTACAGGGAAGACCACGTTCATCGGGACGATGCCCAAGCCGTTGTTGGTGCTGGACATTAACGACCGCGGAACCACCTCCATCAAGGCGCAGCCGGATACCTACGTCATGGAGGTGACTTCATGGGACGAAATTGAGGAAGTCTATTGGTATCTCCAGAGCGGCAACCATCCATTCAAGTCGGTCGCGCTCGATACCATGACGCAGCTGCAGGACCTGGCGATCGCTAAGGTCTCCGGGGACGACGGCGGCCTGATGTCGCTGTCCCGGCGAGGCTGGGGCGAGGTCGCGGGGCTCATGAGAACATGGATTCTCAATTATCGAGACCTGCCGCTCCACAAGGGGTTCCTCTGCCAGGACCGGATCTCCGGGGACGACAGCGACGAGACGGAGATGATCACACCGGAAGTTGGGCCGGCGGTGAGCCCCTCTGTAGCCAAGACGCTCACGGCGGCTGTGGATGTTGTAGGGCACACATTCATACGTGAGAGGGTGGTGACCGTCAGGACAAAGCAGGGAGGCACAAAGGAGAAGATCGTCACGGAGTACTGCATGCGGGTCGGTCCACACGCTCGGTATCTGACCAAGATCAGGAGAGAGCACATCGACAGGCCGCTCCCGCAGGTCGTCGTCAATCCAACCTTTGACAAGATCATCAAGCTCATGAAAGGGGAGGATCTTGAATGAGGTCGTTGAGGAAGAATCGAATCATCGAAATCGACATGACAGGTGTGGAGGTCGGTGGAGGCCTCTGTCCTGAGGGTATTCACAAGGTGAGGGTGGAGGAGGTCACGCCCGAGATCTCGACCAGCTCGGGGAAGCCCTACTTGGCATGGAAGTTCCGCACGGTGAACGGCTCCCACCGGCTGTACCACAATACGTCGCTCCAGCCGCAGGCGCTGTTCAACTTGAAGCAAGTCCTGATTGCTCTCGGCATCGAGGTTCCCCACTCCGTGATGAAGCTCAATCTCGACAAGCTCGTCGGGAGAGAGTGCTATGTCGAAGTAGAACATGAACTCTACGAGGGCAGGAAGAAGGCTCGTATCATAGACTTTCTGTCCAAGAACGTCGTCGAGGAGGATGAGGAGGACGAGGAAGTAGAGGAAGAAGAGGAAG